CGGGAAAAGCGTTTGGAACCTTCATTGGCAAAACGCTGCGCTCGGCCCGTGCTGTCTTCGTAGCTCACCGTCTTCATATCGAAAGCCTGCTCCGCTTGAATGGCCCGGTCTTCGGCCCACTTTTGGATGGCTTCCGCCTTACGTCGCGGCAACTTCGCCAGAACAAGGTCGCCATTGATAGCGGCGCCTGCCAGTGCAGAAATCTTGCTTTCGAGACCGGGGAAAACGTAACCGGCGGGAACTTCTTCCAGCGGCACGAATGCCCACCCTTCTCGCATGCGCTGAGAAATGTTATTGAAATCGTCCTGATCCCCATTTCGAAACCGGACCCATCGGTAAGCGTACTGGTCCACATCGGGCATGGGAGGGATTTCTAGCGCATTTGGAGGATTATACTCCATGTCAAGGGAATTTTCAAGAGGCTCATCGAGCGAGTTGTCGGAAGCCATGCTCTTGCGGGGCATTACACAATCTCCGTATATTGGCTGGTAGTCTGGGCAGCACGTTCGGCACGGGCCTTTTCGCGTGCATAGTCTTCAACGCTGATGCCAAGGTGGTTGGCCATCTCGCGATCCGACTGGGTAATGGTGACGCGGACCTTGCCGGGAGTAGCAGCGGGCGTCGCCCGGTTCTGGATGGTAGGGTTGCTGGAAGCGGGGCGAGCAGCAGTGCGGCCACCCAGCTTGGTCGGGAACTCGGACTTGAGGCGCTTGTCCAGTTCGTCGAAGTAGTCGGGGTCGTCGGGCTGATAGCCGTCCGCAACCATCTGCTGGTCAATGACACGGGCACCGGCCGTCATGACGGGGTCCTTATTGAACCAAGTCTTGTTGCGCTCATACCACTCGGTAGCGGCGGGAGAGGGCGCCTTGCGGGCAGGCTGACTAGGCTGTGTCTGCCGGGTCTGCTGCGGGGTGTCCGACCCAGATTGCTGAGTCGGCTTCGTAGGGATCGAGCGCCGGTCCCTTTCGATCTGCTGCTTTTCGGCGGCAAGGGTAGCCATCTTCTGCTGAACTTCGAAGATCTTCTCACGGTCACCCGCGTCGAAGGCCTGGTCAAAGTCCCGTCGAAGCGCCTGCATAGAGGCGTCGATGCTCTTAGCGTAGAAGTCGAAGCCGATGGCCGCGCCGTCGTTGGCATCTTGCTCGAACTTCTTGGCCCGTTCTTCAGCTTGGGCAAGACGGGCTTGCGCTTCGTTCAGTTGTCGGGCATAAGCGTCACGTTGGGCCTTGAGCCGCTGGCTCCGGGTCAGCTTCTTAGTGCGCTCGCTAGGAGTAGCTTCTGTGCTAGAGTCGTCGTCATCGTCGTCAGCCTCCGGTTCGGAAGCGGCCTTTGTGGGGGCTTCCGCCTCGGGGGCGATTTCGACTTCGTTGGGCTCTAGACCTTCGTGGACGATCTCGATATCGGAGGCTTCCTCCTTAGAGGCTTTGCCCGGATTGTCGAGGTCGAGTTCCTTGTAACCGTCAGACATGGGATTTTATTCCTTGAAGTTGGCGTCGAGGTATTCGGGCTTATCGACCACCAGTTCGATGGAGGATGCCTTGACCAGCAGGAGCTTGACGCCCTTCCACCAAATCTTCTGGCCAGCGAACTTGGCATAGACGATGTAATCACCGGGCTTGACCCACGGCCCCTTCCGGTAGATATCTTCGTCCACGAACGCCAGTTCACCGAGAGCAAGGACACGACCCACAGTGTTGAGGTATTCCCGGTCTTCACGGAACGTATCGGGAAGCAGGATTCCGCCCGCAGACTTGCGCCGAATGGGCACCGGTCGGACAAGAATCCCTACGCCAGGAATCCTAGGCAGCGGGGCCGGGTCAGGAATTTCTTCCTGGGACACCCACTGGTCGTTGGTAAGCGCCCCGTCAAGAGGCGTGCGCGCGGTAATCATTAGTCCCTTTCTTCCATTGGGGTTTTCTCGAACAGCGACTTCAACAGTTCAATGGCTGTGTTGAGGCCGTGAATGGTGCCGCAAGCCCTCGCATAGTCGTCGTAGGACTTGGCGGCACCCCTAGACAGAGAGTCCTTCTCCCTGTCTATTCTCTTCTGTACTTCTGCTACGTATTCGGATAGTAGTCTCATTGACCTGCGAGGTTAGCCCTCTCTGCCAGTTTCGTAGCTTGAAGATCGGCTAGTTTGGCAGAACTATCAAGTATTTTTCCAGATGCCGCAATCTGGTTCTTCTTGTTCTTGTCCTCGGCATCCAGCAACATGCCAGCTTCCTTCAGGTCCAGTTCGCGATTCTTGAGGGCGATCTTGGCAGCCTCGCGAACATCCTGCGACTGGATACGGGCCGCCGAAAGCTGAAGCTCCTGTGCATTCAGTTGGATCATCTGCTGCTCGGCGCTCGGACCCTGCTCACCGCCCATGCCCGACTGTGCCGAGATCATCAGCAGTTGGGTGGCGATCTGCGCCTGGACGTTCTCGTCTTGGATGGGCATGCCCATCTGCTGGGCGAGAAGGGCCGCTTGTGCCACGAACATAAGAACCTTATGCTCCGAGATATTCGACGTCAGCAACTGCATGCCAACGGCGACAGTCGGATCATTGGTGCCCTGCATCTGCGGCGACTTGAGGAAGGCTTCCTTGACTGCGATGTGCGCCATGTGGTTCTGGCCAAGTTGGGCCTTGATTGGCTTCCCGCCCATAGCCACTTGGATTTCGGTCAGCGGGTCGGCACTGACAGCATTGGCCATCGGATCGACCAGCAGCTTGTCAATGTTCTCGGTGCCCATCGCATAGTAGAAGCGGCGCAGCGCCTCCTTCATGTCGTGGAGTTGAGGGAAGCGGGCCGCCATTTCCAGTTCGACCTGGGCACGGGCGACACGTTGCGACTCCGTCATAGCATTGGGGTCGGAGGCCGGAAGTACGTCCACGACAGCGGGGTCGAAGTCCGTGCGCTGAACGAACTGGTTCTCCGAGTTGACGACGTAGTTGACAACGTCGGGCAGGTTCTCGAAGTTCAGTTCGCCCAGCAGCTTGAGGAACTCGCCCTGCGACTGGTGCAGGCGCTTGTGGATAGACGAGTAGAAACGTTGCGAGGTTTCGAGGAGGGCCAGCGTGGTGGCGACCGGGCCGTAGTTGGAGGCACCGGCCACGACTTCATCGGCAGCGTCAGCGAACTTCTGGCCGCTGTCCACCATGAACTTCAGCAGGGTGAAGAGGGTCTGCGACGGTTCCTTGGCAGGCAGCGGGAAGAACGCACTCTTCAGTTCCTCGGGCGCCAAGTTGACGTCGCGCCACTCACCAAAGCCGAGAGGGGTATCGCTGTCGGAGAACTTGGCATCTTGGGACTTGAAGCCCGCCTGCCAGTTGGCGTACTGACCGGAATCCACCAGCGCACGAAGCGCCACCGTCGAAGCCGCCGCAAGGTCGCCAATCAGGTGAACGTAGCCAAGGGAGTAGAAGCCGAAGGCAGGGATGCAGTGATCGACCGTGTACCACAGGCGCTTCTGCATGGCTTCGTCGGCTTCACGCCAGTTGCGCTTGATCGAGTAGACCTTGCCCGTCTTGACGTTGAAGTGGACGATGTAGGGCGCCATGCCGCCGTCGGGCAGCAGGGGATCGACGCCTTCGAGGTCGAGGTAGCAGTGGGCTTCACCGACCATATAGCCCTTGCGTTCGAGCGACAGGTCGAAGCCTTGGGCGCGGGCAATGGCCTCGGTGATTTCGTTGGTGTCGAGGGTTTCTTCGGAGTCGTTCTCGTCGGGCTTGAGGAAGGTGCCGCTGTCTACGAGGTTCCGCATCTTGCGCGGCGACAGTTCCATGACCTCGATGTACTCGTCGGCATCCTTGAGATGGGTAGCCGCCGGGTCGATGTAGAAGTTTTCGGCGTAGACGACGGTCGGGTCAGGCGTGCTGGTCTGCGTGTTCCAACCGGCCTTGCGGATGCCGACGCCCATGAAGCCGACGCGGAACAGGTTGCGTTCGAGGTCCGAATAGAAGCCTGCGATCTGATCGACAAGCTGGTGGTTCATGTAGGACTTGACGCGGGCGGCAGCCTGTTCGCGGGCCGGGTCGGTATAGCCAAGGATGCGGGTACGGACGGGGCCGCGCGCAGGCCACAACTCTTGGATGGCCTTGGCTTGGAACTTGACCACGTTCTCGATGAGGAGCGGGTGAACGGCGGTGCAGGCCCCGTCGACTTCGGTGTTGCCCTCGCCTTCCGTGTTGAGGCCAAGCCACTGGATGCCCTTCTTGATCTTCTCTTCCCACTGCTGGCGGGAGTTCTTGAAGGACGTAAGTACGTCTTGACGGTCGGAGCCAATGTCGTCTACGACGGCGCTGTCTAGGAAGGGGACGAGGTTGGCATCGAATGACATATCGACCTCGATGACTTCGGCGTCTGGAATGAGCAGGAGGGATTCCTCCGAGAACTCGAACTCGATCTCGGGCGCTTCGTTGTCGTCGGACGGGAGGATCGGATTATCGGACATGGCTCACTTGGCTCCAATAGCTACGGAATGGGCGCCGCTTAGAAGGTCCTTCGGGGCGGCTGACAGTTTCTTGTGTCAGTTCATAGCGGCGACGCAAGTAAAGAAGGGCCATGACCATTGCGTCGACCGAGTCGTCATGGGCGCCCTTCGGGAACTCCAATGCCTCTTGCAGCAGTTCGGCGGCGTACTTCTTCTTGAGAGGTATCCACACGCGCTGCCGCTCGATAATGCCAGTTACAGCATGAGCGCGGGCTAGCTTATCACGGTCAGGCTGGAAAGGCAATACCGGCAGCTTGTTAAGCTTGAGGTCCTGAATTAGGGATTGGCCGGAAGCCTTGTTTTCGATTACCATTTTGTCTGGCCGGAACGCCTCATATTGCTCTTTGGCAATGTTACGAAGCTGGGGGAATGTCCACCGGCCCCTCACCTGGTTCAGGAGGATGGCATTGGGCTCTTGATATTCGAAGCCCTTGTCGTCCGTGTAGGTGAGGTGGAAGATGCCCCAAGTCTGGATGACGGAGTAGTCGGCGGTGGCCTTGGTGGAGAAGGCAGTGTCGAGGGTCTGGATGATCTCGTCGCACTCGGGCGGGTCTTCTTCGTCCCAGTCTTGGAAGTCGTCCTTTGTGAAGACGTTGCCATCGTCACCGACCGGAGTCTGCATGTAGAGGGCGCCCCAGTCGGAGCGGGCCAGACTCTCACGGGTCGTGGTCAGATCGTCCATCGTAATGTATTCGGGCCAGTAGGACGCGCCCTCTTCAAGCATAAGGTAGTCGGCAGCGGGCTTGTCGAGAATGGCCGGAATGGAGATGACTTCCCACTGGTCGACCTTGCCGTTGCGGGCGGCCTTGTCGAGGAGGAAGCCGGAAAGGTCGCGGACATGCCACCGGGTGTTGACGAGGATGATGCGGGAGTCGGGCAGCTTACGGGAGCGAAAGCCGGGGCCGTACCAGTTATTGACGCGGTCACGCTCGGTGTCGGACTTGGCGGTCTGTTCCGAGAGGGGGTCATCGAGGATGCCCAAGTTGAAGCGGTAACCGGCGATGGACTTGCCCGCGCCTGCGGGGAGGAAGGAACCGCCAGCCGTTAGCTTCCAGCCAGTGACGCCCGACATGTCGTCGCGGATCTGGACGCCCGGAAAGATTTCGAGGTATTCAGTGGAACGGACTAGGTCGCGGATACGGCCCGAACATTCAACCGCTTTGTCCGTGGTATGTGAGATCCACATGACACGCCAAGTCGGGTTGCGCCCGAAAGACCACGCGGCGAACAGCATGAGGAGGACGGACTTCATGGAGCCCGGCGGCAACGCCAGCATGAGGCGAGGGATGGAACCTTCCTCTACGTCGGCCAGAGTGGCGGCGATGGCTTGGATGTGCCGCCCGTTGCGAAAATCATTCCCATCTAGCATCAAATGTGCAAGCAGCTTTACGAAGACATAAAAGTCGTCGCGTGCTTCAAGTACGGCTTTTTGGTGGAGGACTTCTACAAGCTCTGCTTTAGCCTGTAGAAGCTTATCCTCTTTAGTATCCATCAGTTAATCCGGATTCGGTCCTCAATTTCGGCGTCAGCTTCCTGAAGAACCGACGTAAGCTCCTTGATACGGGTGTCCAACTCTTCCCGCGAGTGGACTGTTCGATGAGTAATTTCCTTGCGTTCTACAAACATCTGAAGATATTTAGCAAGGTTTTCCATGGCACGATTCGCATTTGCGTAGTCGCCGGTTTCCATGGCGGCAGCAGCGATACGCTGGAACCACTCGACTACTTCTTGGACGGAAATTTTCATGCGGGCCTTCTCCTCAATTTCGAACGCAGTTACTAGGTCGTGGAAGTG